GGCGGCACCCTTGTGGTGGATGCCGGTGAAAACGGCGAAATTATCTTGAAGTAAACAAAAAAGCCCCTGCATCCGTTTTTGGAATGCAGGGGCTTTTCCTCTGTTTGGCGCTGTACGGCAAACTGGAATTTTTGTTATTCTACGATACCTTCAATATAGCTGTAATCAATATTTCCCTTTGTAACAGAATAGAAAAATGGATCTTTTCTAATTGTATCATCTGAATTGATAATAAAATTATTCCAATCGCCTGCCTCGTTGCCATCAGACAAATAGATAGTAACTTTGAAACTATATCCCATATATCCCAAAGACGGCTTTGACCGCTTTAATTCGACGCCATTCAAATTTTCGACAATATGCTGAATCTGCTCTTTGTCGGTAATATGTGTTGCGTTTCCGCTATTGCCATTGAAAACAACTATTTCCATGACCTCATTAGGGTCTAAGTCCATCAAGTCGAGTGGAATATTAAACCATACAACAATGCCCATCAAAAGAATTATCACAACAGACAGCAATATGATGATTTTCTTTTTCATATCAGCTCAACTCCTTTGCCAACTTTCGATTTGTTGAATCAAGTATAGCATGTTGAGAACAAAAGGAAAAGGGTTAGCTGTGAATGCATGATGCTGAATTTGTAAAATAAACGCAAGAGAAAACGCAAGAGAAATCTTAGCGGATTCTCTTGCGTTATTTTTTTGCGCATTTTTCAGGAAAGCGAGGGAACAGGAATGGCAAAACACATGACGCAGGATGACCGCAAGGTGCTGGAAGCTCGGTACAATGCTGGACAGAGCGTTGCCGGAATTGCCAGGGCGATGAGCTTCAACTATTCCACCATCTATAAGGAACTGAAGCGCGGCGACACTGGAAAGATGGATGCCAATGGTCGCGCAGGATATAGTGCAGAGCTTGGGCAGCAGCGATTATACAACGCAAAGCAGCGGTTCAGGTATCGGGCGGATTGCCCGGCGGAGTAAGGCATGGGAGAAGTGTTTAAGCTGAACCATTGCTATAACATGGACTGCCTGCCGGCAATGGAACTGTTCCCGGATAATTATTTTGATCTGGCGGTTGCGGATCCGCCGTATTTCTCTGGTCCGGAACGCAGAGGCTTTTACGGATCCAAAGTCAGCAAAATAGGCGTACACCGTGACTACCCCGTCTCTCCTGCTTGGAGTAAACCAGAGCCGGAGTATTTCAGGGAGCTGTTTCGAGTGTGCCGCCACTATATTGTATGGGGCTGCAACTATTTTGACTACCAGTTTGCTACCGGACGGATCGTGTGGGACAAGTGCAATGGAAATTCTAGCTTTTCAGATTGCGAGATTGCGGCGACAAATTTGTTTTCCTCAGTGAGAATGTTCCGGTATATGTGGTCCGGCATGATGCAGGGAAAAAGCATCACAGAAGGTGGCACCATGCAGGGCAACAAGAGCTTAAACGAAAAACGCATCCACCCAACGCAGAAGCCGGTTGCTCTTTATGACTGGATTTTCAAAAACTATGCAGAGCCAGGGCAGAAGGTTCTTGACACCCATCTTGGAAGTGGAAGCAGCCGCATAGCAGCATATGAGGCTGGACTTGATTTTATCGGATTTGAAATTGATCCGTTCTATTTCCAGTTGGAAGAAGAACGGTTTTCTGAGTACACAAGTCAAACAAGCCTGTTTCACATGGAGGGAAAGAAAAAATGATTCTTGAAAAACTTCACAGAGCAATCAACAACTTCAACAAGACATTCAACTGGCGGCGCTTCCGCCGCGATGCGCTGCACCTGGGAGAAAGCCTGCTGGTGTTCGGCGTGCTGTATGGCATTTTTTCAACCCTGATCTGGGGTGTCTGCTGGCTGTTCAAAATCAATTACAACCCAGATCTCATTGCCGTTGCATGGGCAGTGCCGGTGTTGCTGGACACTTTGGTCAACAAGGCTTATGACTGGAACAATGAAGTCCGGGACTGGGATTGAAAGGTGGGAACGACCTATGGATGAAGCAACAAGAATCTCGATGAAAGACCAGTTCAACAGCCTTTTGGTACGGGCTATTGAGGGTAGGCGCGGCGGTATGGCACTGATGCGGGTGCTGGAAGAACTGGACTTTTACAATTCCCCGGCCAGCGCGAAGCATCACCTGAATGTCCCTGGCGGTCTGGTGATGCATTCTCTCAATGTGGCAAGAGCCGCCCTGGAATTATGCGACAAGATGCCGCAGTTTGCAAAATGCAATAAGGGCGCAGTCTTGACCGCCGCGTTACTCCATGACGTTTGCAAGGCTGGGCAGTACATCAAAAAGCCGGATGGCAGTTACCGTTATGAAGATAGTCACTTGATGGGACACGGTGAAGCATCCGTCAGCATTATCAAAGACTGGATTTTCTTGACCGACACGGAAGCCCTGGCAATCAGGTGGCACATGGGAGCATATAGCGGAGAGCAGGACTGGGGAACGCTCAGCAAAGTATACGACCGCTGCCCGGAAGCTCTGTGCCTGCACATGGCTGAAATGATCGCAACGCACATCATGGAGGTAGAAGAGTGAGCAGAGGCACCGCCTACTATGATCTTCCGAATGGTGAGCGAATAGAACTGCCGACAACCATGCCGGATGTTGAGGAAGTGCCGGGACCCCTATGTGATGGAAAATTTGAATTGCCAGAAGCCGTAAAAGAAATGTTCAAGTGGATGGATGAAACATTCGGAACATGGGAAAGCGACTTCAGCAGTTTCAAAATCTGGATGAAATTGCGGAAAAACTTCAATCCACCGGTGCGCTGGGAAGCGATGCAGGACAAGCGTCGAAACCCAAAGCCTTTGGGCCGAAACACCTATTTATATAAAGCAAGGAAGATCAAGAGCTTGGCAAGAAGTACACATACCAGAGTATCCCTGCACAAGGGAAAACAAAAGGGTACTGAAGAACAGTGCAAGCACACATTCAAGATAACCGCAGCCCGGTGCGCGCCTTGCAGTGGTTACAACGTGGAGTGCGAGCACTACGAGAAAAACAGTGCCGCTGATACAAAGCATGGTTCTTCTCGAACGTGAAATAAGCAGCCCTGCACCGCAGAAGCGGGGCTGCTTTTATATGGCGCATGGCGCTTTTTCTAGGCATTGAGCGCTGCAAGCAGGGCCGGACCCTGTATGTGCCGAGTTGAGTTTTCCATGGAAGCCGGTACGGTCAGGAAATCAGCCGGCCGACATAGCGGAATGGTGCTGTACAGCAGCGTCCTCCTTTCCGTTCAAGCCCGGTGAAAGACCGGGCTGCCATTTCCGCGAAAGACGCACCCGCATGGATTTGACGGGAATGGGTGCGCCGCAGCATGAGCGTAGAAATGCCCTGTTCAATCCGCCCAGGAACAAAAGCGGTAGGCCATTGCCGTGGCCGCCCCGTCCGGCGCTCTCTTGCCGGGCGGGTCTGATATGCGGACGCATAGAGGATGCACCTGCTTCTGACAATCCCCCATGAACAGGTGAGCCAGTTCGATGCTGGCCGTCCGTGCAAGACGAGAAAAGAAAGGATGAAAGGGCTGTGAAAATTGATGTAGGAAAAATCGCTCTGGTGGTAGTACTGATCGCTGGTGTACAGACGACTACGCTTTACCACCGGATCAATGATCTGGAATGCCAGCGAGACATCTACAAGTCCCGGTATGAGGACTGGGAGGGCGTGTCGAAAGAAATTGCGGGGTATGCAGATACCCTGCGGGATTCGCTTAAAGCGCGGGATCGGCTGGACGGAAAGCTGCTGGTAGAGGATGCAGGAGACTTCCTCTGCACAGCATATTGCACCGAAAAGCGGGAGCACATCTGTGGTACTGGAACGGGAATTACCGCCAGCGGTGCGCCGGTTGAAGGAGACGTGACAGTGGCGGCAGACCCGGACGTTTTTCCGTTCGGGACCGTCCTCTACATTGAGGATGTGGGCGTGAGAATCGTTCAGGATACCGGAGCCAGCGTAAAAGGAAAGCATCTGGATGTTGCCGTTTCCGGCAGCCACAAAGATGCACTGAACTGGGATGGCTACGGACAGCACAGAGTTTGGATCATCCAGGAGGCGGAGTAAAAATGCAGAAAGCAATCGCCATTGATTTTGATGGATGCTTATGCACGAATGAGTACCCGAACATCGGAAAGCCGATTCTGCACATTATTGACGAAGCCAAGAAACAGCAAGCTAAGGGCGCCGGGCTGATCCTCTGGACTTGCAGACAAGGAAAAGAATTGGAAGAAGCCGTTGCCGCCTGCGAAAGGTGGGGACTGCATTTTGATGCAGTCAACGAGAACTTGCCTTCCTGGAAAGAGTTCTTCAGGAACGACACCAGAAAAGTGGGGGCAAACGAATACTGGGATGATCGGGCAGTGATTGCAGATCAGACTTGCATTTTGCGAAGCGATAAATGCTTCAAGGAGAATCAGAAATGAAACTGCCGGAAAAGAAGTACGCGGTGATCTACGCAGATCCGCCGTGGAGTTACCGCCAGCATGGAACTGGACCAAAAAGCCGCGGGAACGCAGCGCAGCACTACCACACAATGACCGTTGAGGACATTTGCGCATTGCCCGTTCGCCAGCTTGCGGGGGGGGGGCAGGGATGCGCGCTGTTCATGTGGGCGACATTCCCAACCATCCCAGATGCGCTGAAGGTTATGGACGCATGGGGCTTTACATACAAAACGGCGGCATTCGTCTGGATCAAAAAATACAAGTCGGGCGGAAACTTTTATGGAATGGGTGCTTACACTCGTGCAAATGCAGAGGTTTGCTTGTTGGGAGTGACGCCGGGATTCAAGGCAAAAGCATTGGTCAAAAGCCATACAGTGCACCAGGTAATCGAATCCCCTATACAAGCGCACAGCGTAAAACCGGATGAAGCCAGACAGCGTATTGTGGAATTGCTGGGCGATGTGCCGAGAATCGAACTGTTTGCCCGCCAGCACGCAACCGGATGGGATGCGTGGGGAGATGAACTTGAGTAATTGGAGGAAAAGTATGGAAGGACTTGTAAAAACGCTGGGCATTCTGATGGCTTTGGCGGCTGTGGCACTGTGGGCAGCATTGATTTTCTTTGTGCCGGCCGCACTGATTAAATTCCTTTGGCTTTATCTGGTGGCATGATGGACAATGAAACGCTGACACGGATTCTGTCCGCACGATTTATAACGTGTAATGAGCAGGCCCGAAAAGGCAGTAAGGGATGCACGAAAGAGTGCAAACTCTATGAGCTGCAAGAACCGGGTATGACCTGCCGGGACAGCGTCCTTCTCCACGCAGAGGAAGCAAAGAAAATTTTGAAAATAAGGTCGCACAACTCCTGACACAGGCCGCCCGCTGCGGCGGCCTTTTTTGTGAGCATGGGAACAGGCCCGGCCCGGTTCAACTCCGGGATTGCCCAAAACTGAAAGGAGAACACACCGATGCAGAGGTACTACATTTTGCTGAAAGCGACCGGCGCTGGTGGGTGGCCGGGTTGGCTGCCGTACCGGCTGGATGCGGACAGCGCCGAACAGGCTGTTGAAAAAGCCAAGGAGCAGGCCGAGAATCATTACCCGGAGTACGAAAAGTTTGAAGTTCAGGCTATCGAAATTGAAAGGAGAAGCAAATGAAGCTGGCAGCAATCGCAAAGCTCATTAAGGCAGATGGGTACTGTAAACTCTACAAAGTGTTCTATGACGATTGCAGAACCTATGATTTGTACATTGGAACCAAAACGGCAATCTTCCCGCTGACCGGATTTCCGAAGGCACAAAATGAAAGTGAGTTGGCAACCCTCCTGGGCATCAGCAAAAAGGAATGGGCAGACATCGAGTTTGATAATGACTGCCCGGATGATCTCCATCACATCGAAGGGATGGATTTGGACGACACGGCAGACGGAGAAATGGACTGCGTGACCGGAAGAATCGGCATCCGGTACTGCGGGTGTGAACTGGTTCCAATGATCGAGCCTGTTTCGGGAACGGTCGGTTTTGTGGATGCGAAGCAGATCATGCCAGTAGCAGATGAAATCCGCAAGAGCGGATATTTCAAATACTGCGCCAGGAAGATGGCGAGCGGCGGACGCTACTATGTTATCAAGGACGGAATGGTGGTGCGCGGCGCAGTGCTTCCTGTAAAGCTGGAACCTCTGGCAAAGTCTGGACTGCGTGAGCTTGCCGACATGGTGAAAAAGACTAGGGATGTTGCCGATGTGGAGGACTTGAGCGAACAGGAGGACAAAAACGATGCGTAAGACTTTGGAACTGCTGGCTTTGGCTGCCTGCACTGCTACACTGTGTGTAACGATGACCGGGTGTGAAGCTGTCAAGAGCGAAGCAACCAGTGAAGAACCGGCCGAGACGGTATATGTTTACCTGCCGGATGGCACTTTGCTGGACAAAGGAAGGGCAGACAAGGTAAGTTCATTTGTACACAATGATCGTATCGTGAAAGTCACGATTGACGGGAAAACATACGAAACCAGCTGGGCCAATGTGGTTTTAGTGGAGGAATAACGATGAGTAAGATTTTGAAAAGCGTAACTCTGGGCGACGTGAAAATTGGCGGCATCTTCAGGGCGCTGGGCAAGGAGTTTGTGAAGCTGGATGCAGACGAACACGGCTGTCTGGTACTGGCAAAGGACATTTGGACGAGAATGCCGTTCCGCGACGGCGACGACCCGGAATACCCCAACGATCTGCGCCGGAGCGAGATTATGCCATATCTGGGCAACTGCCTGGCAGAGTTTACAAAGAACGGCACTCCGCTGAGTACATTCATTCCGCTCAGAATCGACCTTCAGGACACGACCGGCCAGAACGAATACGGAATCTTTGAAGTGAGGATTGGCCTGTTGACCCTGCGCGGGTACGGCAAATATTGGCGGCTGATCCCGAAGGTAGATGCGCCGTGGTGGTTGGCAACGCCTTATGGTACGCCGAATTGCTCTCCGTACCCCAACGGTAACGGCTACGTCTGGGGCGTCGGCACCGATGGCTCCAGCAACGGCAGCTGGTACAACGGCTCCTATGGTGTTCGCCCCGTTTTGTGCTTTTCCTCTGCACTCTTGGTCTCTGTCGAGGACGAAAGAGAGGCCGGGTTTTCACTTTCCGATGTTCCGCTGGATGACCTGCTGGCCGAAATCAAGAGCCGGACGGAGGGCTAATCATGGATGCGGTAAAAAATGACGTGAAGCGGCTGGTCAAAATCGAGTTGGCCGCTGCCAATAAGAAGTTTCGGATGTTTGCTGGGCCACATGAGGGCGCGGGAATCATCCAAGAAGAAGTCGTGGAAGCTGCGAAGGAGATGAACGGTCTGCGCCGGGAACTTAACGCTATGTGGATAGGCGTTTACTCCAACAATCCGCAGATCTCCACGAAAGGCGTATACGACCGGGCTGTTGCCCTGGCCGTGGAAGCTATCCAGACGGCGGCGATGGCCCGGAAGTTTGAGCGCAGCCAACGCCGGAACTGGCCGGGAGCGAAGGAGCCGCACTATGACGAAGAAGAAAAGTGATGCACCGGCAGAGGTCGAAACCATTACGCTGACCATGAGCCGCCCAGTGGCGGAGGCTGTGCAGACTGCCTGCGAGTGGTATCTGCGGCTGCACATGGGACAGTTTTGGGATCTGGCAGAAGACTTGTGCTTTGCAAAATTCTACTCGGACGCGGAAAACAATGCGTTTCAGAGCGAGGAACAGCGTAAAAACGCTTTTAATGTTGCGATAGGCCGCAGAAATACCATGCTGCTAGAAATGGAACGGCTGTACAGCAGATGCGTTCTCCCGGCCCCGACCTCAGACGTAATGAAGGTGCCGTACCGGGCAGAACAGGTATGGCTTGCCATTCGCCACGCCCTGGCATGGCATGACAAGCCGGAGGGCGATCCATGGAATGTGTGCTTTGATAAGCCGCTGAACCGCAGCGACCAGCCGCAGCCGGTAGTAAAACTCAATGAAAAGCAGGAGGCAAAGAAATGAGAAAGATTTTTATGGTGGGAGCATCTGCGGCGGCAAGCGTTTTGCTGATGACGGGATGCAACAAGCAGGTAATTGATTTGACCTACGAATATTCGCAGGCACAGATTAAAATGCCGGATGGAACCGTAATTGAGGGCAAGGTGGATAGCTGGAACGATTATGAAGGCGACCAGTTACAGGTCAAAATTAACGGAACAACATATCTGGCCCATTCGTCAAACGTGGTCCTCTGGCACTGAGCAAGGGCAAAGTTCGGGATCGAGAGGAAGAAGTTGCACCCGAACCTTGAAGATTTTGAAGTTGGAAAGTTGGAGACAGTACCATGAGACAGAACGGAGCAATGTTTATCTGCAACCGGTGCAGAAAGCAGGTGTTCGCGGAACGGTTCGACGATGGTGTGTTTGACCAGAAAGCATTGGATGGTTGGGCGCTTGAAATGAGAAACATCCATGGAATCGGAGATCTGTGCCCGGAGTGCTACAAAGTGTACCGCGAAACGATGAATCGTTTTTATGAAGGTGGCCGACATGGAGGATAAGACAGATAACTCCAAGAAAAAGGAAGAACACGATTCTTTGAAACCTGCAAGGGATGCCATTGCAACTGCTATGCGGGCCGCCCAATTTGCGAAAGCGATCGGCACCCCACTGCCGAAACCACTTAAATGGCAGCGTGAATTCTATGACGCTACCGGTGTGTTTCCATACGGCTGGTATGAGTGCCCGGTATGCGGGTACAGGGCAGATTGGGAACCGCACGCCTGTCCGATTTGCCACACACTGCTAGAACCGTGACGAAAGGAACACAGGATGATGGAACCTGAAAGAACCTGCTGCACCTGCCGCTGGCATGAGGGCTACACCTGGGTATGCTTCAACGGCAATTCTCCGAACCGTGCCGACTTCACTGACCCGGAGGACACCTGCGAGTGCTGGGAAGTCAGAACGGAAGAAAACAGCATCGGTGACTACGAAGTAAACTAATCAAGCTCTAATCAAGAATTAAGCAAGCCCGTCGTTAAATTGCCGCCCTGACGAGGCGGCAAGGGGCTTGTATGTGTAACTTAATCTAGCGACCACAGGAGAACACAAGCCGGGGAAAGCGGGGGTCAAGGGGGAGAAAACGAGGGCGGGTCTGTAGGGCTTGACGGAATAGGAAACTTAGAAAGACCTGCCCGGCGTTGTATCCCCTTTGTCCTGCGAAGCCGTGTGTGTTTGGTCCACAGAAAAGAAAATCCCAGTAGAACTTTGCGGAAGGAGGAAGTGAACGGTGCGGGCATGGTACATTCGGGAGCAGAAACACATTCTCGGAACATCCGATTATGCAGAAGTGGATCTCTTTGAAACAACGGACAAGGAACACACCGCGAGCACCCGCCGCAAAAGAGAGCTGGCGACCTCCATTGCGCAGCAGAAGTATAACGACATGATAGCGAGACGGTATTTCTGCCAGCTGGCCTATACGAATTTCGGGGAAAGCGACTGGGCGGTCACGTTTACATACGACCACGGCCACCAGCCAGCACCCGGAGATTTTGACCAAGTAGACCGGGACTGGACGAATTTTACCCGCCGCTTGAAGCGCTTCTGCAAAAAGATGGGTCGAGAAGCATCCAAGTGGATGCAGGTTGCAGAGTACAGCGTGGTGGACGAGGACGGGAAAGTTACCGGCAGACACCACCATCATGCGATCCTGCAAGGCAATCTGACATGGCAGGAAATCAAGGACTTGTGGCGGGACAGCACCGGGCGGCCGATGGGGCTTGTGAAAGTTGAACCTATCGATCTGACCTGTTCCAGCTTTGAACGCTTGACGACCTACATGACGAAAGCCCGCGCCCGCATCCGCCGCTGGCGGCAGAGCCAAGGACTGAAAAAGCCGAAAACTCCGCGCCCGAACGACACAAGATGGAGCCGCAAGCGCTTTGACGAAGCGTTTACCCTACCGGATGATCGTGCGTACTGGGAGAAAAAATACCCTGGCTATACTCTGCGTGAGTGTGAGCAGCACATCACCGGCAACAACACCAAGCATTTGATCCTCAAGTTGAAAAAGAAACCGGAGACCCGGCGGAAGAACAGGAGAAACCAGCCATGAGCATGAGATTGGAACTTTCTGACCTGCCGCCACGCTACCGGGCACAGGCGGAAAAGCAGCTTGCACAGAGAAGGTGCGGGGGCAAAGCTGCACCTGCATCGTTGGAAGCCGCTGTGAATGCCGCCAGATCGACCGGACACGAGTTTGACAGCCGGGGCGAGTATGACTACTACATGGGAACTGTTCTGCCCAAAGTCCAGAGTGGCGAGGTCGTGAAGGTAGAGCTGCACCGCAGGTTTACTATGCTGCCGGAAAAAGAATACGGCAATGTGAAGCTCCCGGCGGCGCACTATACCCCGGATTTTGTGCTGACCTATGCTGATGGCACGGTTGAGGTGGTGGAAGTGAAAAGCAAATTCACCCGGCGGCAGCAGCGTGATTACATCCACCGCCGCCGTATGTTTATCGATCTTGTGGCAGAACCGCAGCACTGGCGGTTTATTGAGCATATCACGCCAGATACGGCGGAAGAAATCAGAAAGTGGAAGCGCCTGGCCGAACAGGCGGGAAAGGATTCATCATGGGAAAAAGCAGGGCAAGGATGCCAGCATTCTACCGGCAGAGCATCCAGAATGCAGTGAATCAGCAAATCAACATCGGCAAGTCGAAGCACCGCACGACGCTGAACCGTGAGGCAATCGGGCAGGTCGTTTCGTACTGCGCAGTTGCCGCGGCACATGATCTCTGGGACTGGGGCGAGAAAGAATCTACGCTCCTGACCTTGAAGATGAACAATGCTGCATCCAGGTATATCATGGATCACGACAAGTACGGTGCACCGGAAGCCCTCAAGCGGCTGGAAGCACGCACTGCCCACCTGATGCCGGAAGAATTTTGGCTCCCGGCGGGTGGTCTGGTAGGCTCTGAAAAAAAGCTGCGTGTTCTGGCTGAACGCCGGGACGCTGCAAAGATGATCGTTCGTTTCTTTGCGGAATCACTGGAAGAAATGGAATATACCCCTGAACAGATCGAGGCCGTGAAGGAAGAAATCAAGAAAAATTACCAGCAGTTCCTTGGCTGGGCAGACGACGGCGGTGAAGAATTTGCCTATGATCGTCTGCGCCGGGTCATTGAGGACATTTACGGCGTGGGTGCCATGGTGGAGCGCGTCAAGGGCGAAGAACCCATTTTCGGAGAACCTCTTTTCAAGAAAGATTTTTGATTTTTGGGAGGACTGAGCAGTGAAGGTACACGAGGCGGAGGCAATCTTGAAATATTATGCGGACATCCCGCAGCGGATAGAGATCATCCGCAGTCAGTGTACCGCACTGAGCGATGAAGTGGACCCTATGCGGGGCATGGGCACCGATGGAATGCCCCGCGGCGGAACACCTGGGGACAGCACGGCGGCGATGGCCTGCCGGATGGATGAACTGGGCATTGGAGACCAACTACGTCAGCTGGAACGGCAGCGGGCTGTGTTGCTGGAAGATCAGAACATTATCCGAGGACAAATGAACCGGCTGGACAGTGGCCACAATCTGATTTTAACGGAGTTCTACATCAGCCACAAAAAATGGCACGAAGTACAGCAGAAAGTTCCATACAGTGTGCAGCACTTGAAGTACCTGCGAAACGTCGCTCTTGCACAGCTGGGAAGGAACCTGGAACGGCTCCCGGAGTGCGCCGCTTTATTATCGCGTGCGTTAAACACGCGCGAGGGACAGCGCCGAGCGGATGCCTGGGCGGAGGGTGACATTCTCTTATAGGCAAGGCTGCCTGCGGAACTTCATGTGCAGGCGCTTCCGCAAAATCGTGTCCGATGGCCGTGGAAAAACAAACACGACTATCCCGAAAATCCGAAAAAAGGCATAGAAATAACCCGGCGGGCAGTTGGCCTACCGGGTTTCGTGCAAAGGAGGACAAAGTTATGGGAAAGAAGCATAAAAACAAGGTTCGGGTGTTGCCCGGAAGGATGTATAGGCTGGTGCGGAGTGACAGGAGCGTATACCGTGACGCAGAGAACGCGCTCAAAACCTGCTTTATCGAAAAAACCAAAGAGCAGCAGGCCGCACGGGAAGAGGGCGAACTGTGCCGGTTCGTGAGGATGGCGCCGGATGGTGACGTTGAACTGATTTCAAACGCAGGAAACGTAGTCCGTTTCAAGAACGCAGAAGATCTTGCGAAAACGCTGAGTTTCGCAAAAGATGCGCTGAAGGTTACGGAGATCTTGAAAAATGGGAATCAAAATTGAACTGACCGATGATAAAATTATTGAACCGTCTGGCGGAATAGCAATGTTTGACCTTCCGGGCGGAGAATTTCCGGGGAACGAGGATGTGCTGTTTGATCTGCGCTGGTCTGTGATTCCACGGAGAGAGGGCGGAATTGAAGTCTTTGGAGGAAATGATGGCAAAATAGTCCTGGAATCGGAAGAAGAGGTAAAGGATCTGTGCGAAGCTATGATACGTCAAATTAGAGCAAAACCGATATTCTCGGATTCAGGAGAGCCGCTGCTGGACTGCCAATCTGAAAGGCGGGCAGCTGAACCGGATTTACGCGAAGGAGGACAAAGTGAAGATCAAAATTGAGATTGACAGCGGCATGATAAGCCCGCGAGAATATGCCGTTAGAACCATCGCAAAAGAAATCGCGAAAACTGGAATCAAAGAAAAGCAGATCTGGTACAACGAAGCGGCAATCCAAACCGAATTGGAAAATGCAGAGGTAGGAAGGCTCGTCAGGTGTTGGTTAAAAAATGTTTGGCCGCTTCCACAGCTACGTTCTTTGCAATCTCGATTATCACATCTGCGCTGAAAGAGCCGGCCTTTTTGGCAACGCTTTTGACCTTTTCCCAGTTCGTATCAGACCGAATGTTTTCAAGAAATCTATGCCCATCAGGCGTAATGCGGGAAATGGGAATGCGATAAGTGTCTTTCGAGAAAAGCGTTTCAACAAACCCGGATTTGACGCAATACTCAACGGCGTAAAAGAGATCGTCGTTGTCGTAGGTCTTTTCAAGTTCAAGCTGGTAGGCTGGCGGTGTTTCCGGGTCATCCAGCAGGAAGTCGTTCACATTGTTTTTCTGGTAAGAAATGAAATAGCAATAGTGGTTATAGTCTGTGTACTCTTCTGCGCAAAGCATAACGGCGCGGACGCAATCCATGTTTAACTTCATACAAACCATCCTTTCAACACTTTAAGCCCGTCAGGTCATCGACCTGGCGGGCTTTTTGGATTTCGTGATTTACTTTTCGTGTGGCGGCTGGTCATCCGGCGGAGCGTTGCGCTTGAAGATGATCTGCGGCTCGCTCGGATCTCGGCCTTCCTCTGCGCTTGCCTGAGCGATCTGTTCAGCCAGACCTACCGGCAGACCGTTTTCGTCCAGCGGACCGGTGTAGCCGTCGTAGTCCACGATGTTGATGCAGGGCGGTGGCGGGACGGTTTTGTAGTATCTGCCGTCCTCGTAGTTCTGATCCGTGACCCGGTTCCAGTAACCAATGTCGCCGTGTTCCTCCTGGGCGGCTTCCATTGCTTCTCTGGCCTGTTCTTCCGTCAGACCGTCGAACAGCAGGCGGGAGCCGTCCGCAAAAGCGGCGACCAAACGCCACGGGGCGAAAAATTCAACTTCATCCATAAATATGCTCCATTTCGTGCTGATTCCGTGAATGAGTTGAAGTTTTGATAACGGAAAAGTTCAATTCAATCACAAAAAAGTGAATTTCGTGTACAGAATCAGCGATTCGATTTCGTGGGGGTGTACCCATTCAGGCAGCGATTGAAACCGCGTTTCGTGAGGGCATCGGTAACTCTGTCCTCTGGAAAGTAGTAAGTAGAACCGTCTGCCGCAGGAACAGCCCCGGCGGGATGCTCTGCGCCGGTGTACCAGTCCGTTTCCGTGTCGTACTTGCGGTGCAGGTACTTGTAAACGTCGCGCTGGGCTTTGTCGAACACCTCAACAAAGGAGAAGGAAGCGCACGGCGGCAGTTCCGTTGCCAGCATGGGCACATTCCGCACCAGCCATTCCACGATCGCAGCCTTTGCGGCGTTTCGCTTGGGCTTGTCGTCCCGGTGGACTGCATTCAAAATCTGCACAACCAGCGGTTTGGGCAGATCGTTCAATACCTCTGCCAGCGGGTAAGGGTTTTCGTGCAGCAGGGGCGACGTGCGCAGCTCCGGCACGAGATCCAGATCGTGACAGGTTACAGGCTTCTGGCGGTCGTCGATGCGCTCACTGGTGTAATACAGCATATCTTTGATTGCGTTCTGTGCCGCGTCGGAAAGCTGCTCCACCAGAGCAACACTGTCTGCAAAGCTGATCTGCGCCTCGTTTCGTTCGCCGGTGCTGCGGCCCGTCTTATAGGCCACATCAATGATACCAAGCTCCATAGCCAGCCGGAAAATGTGCTTGCAGGGCTTTTTGCGCTTTACAAAATCGTTGCAGGTGCAGCTTGCAAGGCTGGTCTGGTACGGCTCTTTGCCGGATCCATAGAAAACCCCGGTTTCGTGTTCCTTGTCCACGGAAAGCGGGCTGGTCTTGCTCTGCTGGGCGCTGGCAAGGCGCTTTTCTTCGTCAGTGTCTGCGGGATGCTCTGTCCAGGGGCCGAAGGCGGGAATCATAGTCATAACGGGAAACCTCCTTTTCGTGTTTCGTTACTGTCATGATAGAGCAAAACGCAAATAAAAGCAATAAATTAGAACAAGATTTCGTGACGGGATGCAAGAATAACCCCGGCGGGCTGCCGGGGCTGGCTGTCAGAACGGCAGGCCGGTATAGTTGCGCATGGGAATGGCATCGGCGGCGGGAACCAGCATATTAAGCAGCTGCCGGTATAAAGCCGGGTTTGCTGCACGCTGGGCACGGAAGTCCTCTAGGAATTGCGCCTGTGCTGCCAGATCTGCCAAGTTTTCGTCATCCACGTTGTAGCATTGGCATTGATCCGGCCCAGCGGAGTATATCCAACATCGAACCATGAAAATACCTCCTTTCTGTTTCGTGATGTTCCCGACGTAAATGCCGGGAAGATGGGGCGGGGTTGCTTTGTCCGGTGCAGCCCTGCCAAAATATCCGGTTTCGTGTTAAGCGTTCAGCTGTAAAAACGTGCTCTGCGTGGGGATCAGGTGCCGGGTGAGGGTGTCGGTGTAGCTGGCCTCCCCCTCGTAGCTGTCAACCACCCGGCGGTCTGCGGCGGCCATATCGTGATAGCTCTTTTTGCCGTAGGTGGGCGGCAGCCAGCCTTTGCGCTGTCCGGCGTAGAGGTTGAAGGACTTCAAAACGTCCGTGTTCGTAAACTCGATGTGGCAGGTGCCTTTCTTGTAAAACGTGGCGGTGAAATAGTGCAGCTGGATCTTCTGGGTCTGGCCGCTCTTTTCGGCGGCATCCAGGACGGCGCGGAGTTCGTCCCCATTGTAGGGCTTGCCGTTCGTGTCCAGGAAGTGCAGCACCCGCTCGATCTGGGCAACATGGCCTGTTGCGTTGTACCGGGGGCAGAAACGCCCATCGTATGTATCAAAGGCGTTGCAGCGGAAAATCACCTTGCGGTTGATCTTGTACGCGGAGTTCGTGCACCAGCCGTTGTAATAATGCACGTTCTTGCTGTACTCGTCGTTATAATGCAGGTTCGTCCAGTCGTCGAACAGCTTTATAATTTCGTGGTCGATGCTGGAAAGAAGATTTCGTGAAATTTCTTCCCGGACGGTCAGAATGTTGTACGCGCTGAAGTCGTAGCCTTCAAGCTCTTTGATCCGCTTCTGGTAATCCTGCTGCATTTCGTAGGTCATCGCATCGAACAGCTGCGGCATTTCAAACAGCTGTTTCCAGTACATCCCGCGCAGTTCCCGGATAGCGTCGTTATAAGATTTCGTGAAAGCCATCACAGGGTTTTCTTTCTTACCAGCGCCGGCAGAGGAAAACAACGACTTGATTCCGTTGTACTCTTCATAGATCCGGCGCACACCCTCTGCGGCGGCGTTGTACCGCTCAATGGCTGCCGTGATGGGGTCGGAAGATACCAGGGCGGCAAACTCCGGGTTTTCTTTCAAACGCTCTGCGGTTTCGTTTTTCAGATCCAGCCGGATCCGGCTCACCGGCTCCCGGTCGGGAATGTCCACCGACACAAGCGCCACCTCCACGCGGGCGGCGCGGCGGGCGTTCTTGAACGCATCCGGGATATATTTTACCGTGGCGTGCAGCTCTTCCAACTTTGCGGCCAGCTCTTTCCGTTCGTTGGTGCAGGGGTTGCGCAGGGTTTCGGCGTTGAGCAGACAGCGGATTTTGCCGCCGTCCTGCATGACATCCAGCGCTTTGAGCAGGTGCGCGGCACCGGCGGAGAAAGGCGGATTCATGACGATTGCGGCGTATTTCGTGGTGGGGCGGAAGGTCAGAAAGTTATCATGCACCACCCGGAAACCGTCTTTCTTCAGCTTTGCGCGGAAGTCGCTGGAAAGTTCGATGCAGTCAAGCTCTGCGCTTCGTGCCTTTTCCTTGTCGTAGTAGTCAACCTCGCCGGTCTTGTGGTCGTGGTGGACGTTGAACGCCAGGGCATGGACCTGACGCGCAAGCGCTCCATCACCGGCGGACGGTTCAAGGATGGGTTTCGGGTAGGTGGTGAACCCGGATTTTACTTCCCGCAGGGAGAAAACCATATCAAAGGCCAGGCTGTCCGGCGTGGGGTAGAAGTCCAGGGAATCGTTTGGGGTGGTCATCGTGTAAACCTCTTTTCGTGTTTCGTGATATGCCCGGCGGAATGCTGGGCGGTGGGGCGGGGCCGCTTTGTCCGGTGCGGCCCTGCCAGGGCATCCGGTTTCGTGTCAGGCGTTGAGCTGGTAGCCGCGGCGGGCGCAGATGAGGCGGAGCCGGGCGGCGGCGATCTGCTGGCGGACCGCTTCGGGCCTGCCGGTGCACTGGGCTTCCCGGCGCAGGTCTTGCAGTGTCCACTGCTGACGGATGATCTCGCGGGCCTGCTCAAAGATGTTGTCAAACTTCTTCATGATTTCGTTCTCCTTTCGTATCATGCAAACAGGCGGTTGCATACCTGCTGTATTTCGTCGTTCGCCTTCATCGGGGCAATGAGCACGGAAACGGCGGCTTTCTTCGGGTCTACGGTGTCCGTTGCCAGGATGGGCGCAAACGGGCTGTTGCTGCTGTGGTAAACAAATTCGTGATGATCCACAAAAGCGTCATACTCCGAATTTATCATGATGGGCCGGGATCCGTTGCGGAACATTCGGAACGTGCCCCAGACTTTGCCCTTTGCTTCGACTTCCTGCAAGATCGAAGTGCGTTTGACTTCTTCTTTGCAGGCGCTGAACTTCTGGAACATCTGCGCGGCGGTCAGCTGGTGCGGATCGTTGACCACAAACCCGGCATCACTGGAAACGATGGTCACGCCGTCGGCGGGTGCGTCCTGCATGGTCACGGGCTGGATAACATCCCGGTAAAGGATGGCGGGCAGCTTGAACGCTGCATAGCCGGTGATGATGTACACGCTGCCGCTCTGGCAGGTGATCCGAACGGCGTTGCGGCTTTTTGCCTGCCCTTTCAGATAGGCGGTGATCTTCTTCACGTTCAGCCCGGCGGGGGTGCTGGTTGCTCTTTTCATATTGCAAAAACTCCTTTTCGTTTTCGTTCTGTTTTTCGTGCCCGGTGCGCTGCCGGGGTAGTGGGGCGGGGTTGCTTTGCCCGGTGCAGCCCTGCCAAAATATCCGGTTTCGTGGTGGTGGGTCATGCCAGCAGCCCGGCGGCGATGCTTTCAAAGTCCAGCTGTTTCACGGGTGCTTCATCCGGCGCGGCTACGGCGGCGGGGGTCTGCTTTGCGTCCTCTACGGCCTTCCGGGTCTTGCGCCAGGCATCCAGCGCGGCGGCCTGACCCTTGCGGTCGGTTTCGGGGACAGCCAGGAAAGCGGCCTTTGCTTCCCGCTCTGCCTTGCGGAGCACATCCGGGGCGGGCTTTTTCGTGGCGGCGGGCTTGCTGGCCTTTTTCGTGGGCAGCGGATCGACGTGCACAAGCTCCGGCAATTCGTGGTGCTCTTCGGTGATGATGGGGGCCGGGGTGCTGGCGGTCTGCTCTGCTGCTGCCTTTGCGGCCTTGCGTTCTGCGGCCAGCTTTTTGTTATACTCCATGATGGCGGCGACAGATCCGAAGCGGCCGGCGGGGGCCTGCGTTGCGTCGTGTACCTGCAAGCAGCTGAACAGGTGCGATTTCGTGGGGTAGAAATGCGGCGCGGGGGCTGCTTCCTTGCCTTCGGCTTCAGCGGCTTCCCGCTGGGCCTTGCTGGGGCGGGTGGTGTACTTCCACAGGTAGCATTCAATCAAATGCGTTTCGCCCTTCTTGACGCTCTTGCCTTCTTTCTTCCAGTGATCGAAGGTGTGCAGCTCTGACGCTGCAAGGATGATTTCAACGTCTGCGATGGTGGCGGGCTGTTCGTCGCCGTTCTCGTCGGTGGTGACTGCGTTTGCAGCCATTGCGGCGATCTGCTCCGGGGTGTGATGCGCGGTGGCGATGGCGTGCAGGGTGGCGGGGTCCAGCTTCGCGGCTTCGTTCATGATGATCTGATTGTTGGTCATGCCTTTCATGGTTCGTTCTCCTTTGTTCGTTGTGGTTGATGTTCGGGATGATCTCCCGGCGGCTGCCGGGGTAGTGGGGCGGGGCTGCTTTGCGGTGCGGCCCTGCTAGAGTGTCCGGCGGTGGCTCATGCGGTGCGGTACATCTGGCGGAACAGGTCCAGCGCTCCGATCTCTGCGGCCTTGTGCTGTGCTGCCAGCTTTGCGGCGGCGCTGTCGTGGCCGTTGAAGTGGTACGCTTCAGAATAGGCGTTGACGATGGACCATTCAAGGCGGCTGCGCTCCTGCTGCGCGTTCCATTCGGCCAGGTCGAAAACGTAGATGGTGCAGGTCCAGGCATACGGGCTGAACACCTGCTCAACCTTGACCTTCAGACCCTTGCAGCGGTCAAGCGTGGCTTTGATCTGGTCACGCTCCTTCCGATCCATGGGAACGATGGAATAGCAGGGAATGAAACGATCGTGCACCGGGGTGACGTTCCAGCGGTGGCGGGCTGCCAGCTGGTTGATCTTCTTGTCAAGTGCTGTCATGTTGTGCGCTCCTTTCAGCAATCCAGGCCGCAGGCTGCAAGCGTGCGGGTGATGATGTCAATATCTGTCTGGCTCCACTGGCAAGATTTGAGGTCGTAGGCCAGGCGGTGCAGGTCAATCCCCTGCACCGGTGCGGGGTTGATGGCTACAACGTCGCCGTTGCCCTGCACATAGTCGGCGGCCTCTTTCTTGCTGGCAGCGGGAACGGTCACGCGGAAAGCGCTTTTCCCGTCGTCCAGATACACGTTGTACACGGTCAGTTTTTTCATGGGGTGTGCTCCTTTGTTCGTGGGTTGATGTTCGGGGTGATCTCCCGGCGGCTGCCGGGGTA